AGACTATTTTAGCCGTAGCGACTTCGGACGCAACAGGTGTCGAAACCTTGTTCAGTAGCGGTTCAGGATGGGGAATGGTACGAACCGGTACAGGCGGCACGCAAGCAGCCTTGCAAACTTCAACAAGCGGCGACACCGATAATTTTTACGGCACGTGGACCACAGGCAACCAGGAGTTGCACTTCGGTTTTCGTGACGGCACTACATCTAGTAATAGCTTTGGCAGAATTAACGGCGTAGAAGGTGCTTTAAACTTAAATGGTACTGGTGAAATTAGCGGCAGTTTTTACATTGGCAAACTGCTGAATTTTAATGGTTATAGCTGGGACGGCTTTGTGCAAGAGATAATCATTTGGGGCGACCAAAGCACAAACAAAACCGGCATAGAGACAGACGTCAACACCTACTTCAGCATTTACACCTAATGGCTACCGTATACCTCCCCGTCACCGCGCGCCTGAACCTCACCAGCGAGCAACGCGCCAAAGGCATCAGCCGCGAGCTGTACAACCTGAAGCTACCCAAGCACCTCCACGAACCTGGGCGCACAACTACGATGCTGCTGGCCACCATCCAGCACCCAGAGACAGGACAGTGGGCGTGCGTCGGTGACACCGATCTAGCTATCAACGTACACCCAGAGCGCGACCTGCATGCGCTCATCGCTTTGTTCCCTCAGCTGACGCAAGAAGAGCGCGATGCCATGACGTACTACATCGGCACGTCGGCGGTGGTGCTGTTCCAATATCTGATGCCCAGCGACTCTGAAGTATTAACGCAAGAGGAAGCAGAAGCGGCGGGTTGGTTTGGCGATTCTCTGTAAATTGCTGTCATGGAATTTCTCCTCGACAATTGGGCTGAGCTGCTTCTTGCCTTCCTGGTATTCGCCAAGGTTGTGGTGAACCTCACGCCCAGCATTAAGGACGATCGGGTATTTACGTACATCGATTTGCTTGTCAATGCTATCATCGCGAACAACACAAAAGACCCTGAATAATGGCCATTCTAAACGGCACTGTATTTCTTCTCTCCATTGGCGGCACGGCGTTGCCAGACCAAACCGAGGGCAGTATCTCCATCAGCATGGAGACACGCGACATCACCACCAAAGACTCAGCGGGATACCGTGAGCTGTTGGAGGGTGTGCGCTCTGGCACGATCAGCGTATCTGGATTGGTAGACGACGACGGTGCCGGTGGTGCCGGTGGTGTTTTGTTTGCCGACCTCGACAGCCGCACAGCACAGACGTTGGTGTTCGGCTTCGACGATGCCACCGATGACTACAACTACTCTTGCTCTGCGTTCTGCACCAGCTTGGAGGTGAGCGCTGCAACTGAGGACAACGTAACGTACTCAGCTACATTCGAGATTACTGGCGCTATCACTGAAACCGTCGCTTAATGAAGCTAACCCTTAGCGGCAAGGAGTTTACACTTCGTTGCGATATGCGTGCCTTGGCTAACGCCAAACGCGAGAGTGGCATCGACATCGGGAAGCTCGATGAGGATGCTGTACAGATTGGTACCCTGGTATACTACTTGGCGCAGTCTGGTGCCAAGCATGCCGACGTCCCATTCAAGTACGAGCTTGACGATTTCTTGGGGTTGATTGATATGGCCGACATCGCGGCTATGACCGAAGCCCTAGTAAAGTTGCTGGGCGCAGGCACAGAAAAAAAAAGCGAAGGGTAAAGCGCTGACAGTGGAGGACTGTATTAAAGTGGGGTTGGGTCAATTGCGGCTCGACCCCGCTGCGTTTTACGACATGCTGTTCTCAGACTTTCAGATTGCCGCCGAGGGATTCTATGAGCTTGAGGAGTTGCGCCAGCAGGCACATTGGGAGCGATCGCGGTGGGTGGCGTGCTTGACGCTATCGCCACACGCCAAGAAGGGCCAACGCATAAAGCCAACCGACCTTGCTATCTTCCCATGGGAGAAGAAACCAAAGAGCAAAGCCGACAACCGGTTACTCAAAAACGCATTGAAGGGCATAAGCCATGGCAAGACTTAAGGACCTAAAGGTTACAATCGGCCTAAGTAAGAAGGGCTTAACCAAACTCAACGCCGACCTGCGGCGCACACAGGCCAACTTTAAGCGCAACTTTGGCGAGATCCAAAGCATGGTCAGCGGCGTGGGTCGTGGCATGACAGCGGCCCTGACCGTGCCACTTGTCGGTATTGGTGCCGCTGCTGTTAAGAGTGCTGCGCAGCTGGAATCAATGGAAA